CAGGTCTTCTGCAGAGCCATCACCAAAGCCAGTTCCTGATGTCACCGCAGTAGGTGCAATTGTGGGGAACAAGGCCAGGTCTTCTGCAGAGCCATCACCAAAGCCAGGTTGGGGGTCTGGGCTGCGAGATTCAACAGTTTCTGGCACAGGCGGTTGTGGCAACCCTGGATCTATTGCAGAATTTTGTTCAGCTGGAAAGTCTGTGGTGGCCATATGTATGTTCCTATACCTTATTTACCCAAATCAAAAACCATGTAGTTTAAGAACAGGTTGACAACTGTTGTAGATATGCTACAATAAGTACATATCTGGAGACCCATGCATGACACTTATTGCCAAATCTGCGGCCAAGGTCAACTACCTTAACAACCGCGACATTTTGAAAGAAATACATCTCAGCAAAAACACCTACTGCTCATTCCGAGACAGTACAACTGATCATCAATTTGACATGATTCTACCAAGTGTGGACAAAATCAATCAAAAAACCGTAGCCGAAGCACGTCGTAATCGTGCTGACCGTCACAAACGTGAAACAGGCGAAGTGATTGACCCCAAAAAAATACCCAATACAGAAGTGGTTTTTCGTGTCATGACCTGGGAACACATACCCATGGCACCCAAGAAAGTGCCCAAAACTGCCACCAAGAAGAAAAAGATTCAAGATATCCTGGACCTGGATGATGCAACGGAAGATCCGCTGGCAGGCTTGATTGAAGACGTGGTACACAATCCCACACACATGCGTGTGAACTTTCCCCCGTTTTGGCATTACCGCCTGGATGAAAACAAAACTCCTGTGCTGATAGGCAAGAGCCATTGGCAGGGTGACGTGGACTCTGGCGAGTTCTGCAAGGACCATGGCAACATGACACGCAAACTGGCCACAATGTTTATGAAACTGTGTGAACGCTATGCCACCAGATCAAACTGGCGCGGCTACACCTATAATGAAGAAATGCGCGGACAGGCACTACTACAGCTCAGCCAAATTGGACTGCAATTTGACGAATCAAAATCGCAGAATCCTTTTGCCTATTACACTGCTGCCATCACCAACAGCTTTACTCGCATCCTGAACATTGAAAAGAAAAATCAAAACATCCGTGATGACATCTTAGAGATGAACGGGCTGAACCCATCATGGACTCGCCAGAACTCTGGCAAAGCTGGCATGGCTGCCATGAGCGGTCCGGTTACTACAACTTATGAAGAATGACATCAACCATTCCCATAATTTATAATGCCGGATCTTATGGTACATATCTTGAATGGAGTTTGACTTCACTGTGCTCTAGTCGACCGATCATTGATCCATTCACTAGCACCGGAAGTAGTCATGGATTTCTTGACAAAGATCACAAATTGGCCAATCTTAGAGATTGGCAACAAACATTTTCCACAGGTGCCCAGTTCGTCCGATTGCATCCTAAAATTTGCAAAACTGAGTCAATTACAAAAAATTTAAATGAAATTTTAAATTCAGTAAATGACATCATTTATTTGTATCCAGACAAGAATTCAGTGCTGTTGACTGTCAATAATTATCTTACAAAAATTTGGGATGACTGGTGGAAGCATCAATTTTTTACAGAAATAGATTCTTCGGAGATTTACTCCAATTGGGCAGTTGCTGACATACCCATTGATGAAATTCCCACCTGGATTCGTCGAGAGTTTCTGAGTTTTTACCTAATGCCGGCTTGGTATGATCAAGTCGAATGGTATCATTTAGATTCGTGGAATCATCCAAGATCACACAACATACTTGTAAAAGATTTGTTGTATGATTTTGAATCAGTCATCAATCGACTACAGCAAACTTTAAATTTTAACTTTGTCAGACCAGTGAGTGATTTGTTACCATATCACGAAAAAAATTTACAATTGCAGAAATTTAAAAATCAAGATAAACTGTGTAAAAATATTGTTGACTCGGTTGTAGATAATTTTGAATTTGATTGGTCTGACCAATTGTTGCCGCTTGCCAGTGAGAGCTGGATTCAATGGCAGCTTAGAAATTTAGGGTATGAAATACAGTGTCATGAGCTTGACATCTTCCCCACAAATAGTGTACACTTGAGCAAACTACTCTACACCATATGAATTTATTCAAAAAAGCTGCGGTCTTTACTGACATACATTTTGGTCTCAAAAGCAATAGTCAAACACACAACGATGATTGTTTGAATTTTGTCAAATGGGCCACTGCCAAGGCCAAGCAAGAGGGCTGCGAAACCTGTTTGTTCCTGGGTGACTGGCACAACAACAGAGCCAGCCTAAACATTGTTACTCTGAATTACAGCCTACAAGCACTGGAGCACATGAATGCAAATTTTGATACTGTTTACTTTGTCCCTGGCAACCACGATCTATATTATCGCGATAAACGTGATATACAAAGCGTGGAGTGGGCTAAACATCTTCCGAATGTGGTCATATGTAACGATTGGTTCTCTAGTGGCAACGTGGTTATTGCCCCTTGGTTATGTGGCGACGATCATAAACGCATACCCAAACTGAAAGGCCGATACATGTTTGGGCACTTTGAACTGCCCGGTTATCTCATGAATGCCATGGTAGAGATGCCGGATCATGGTGAAGTTCGCAGAGAAGACTTTGCGAATTTTGAACATGTGTTTACCGGACACTTTCACAAACGCCAGACCAAACGAAATATCACCTACATTGGCAACTGTTTCCCGCACAACTATGCCGATGCCGGTGACGATGAGCGTGGCATGATGACGTTGGAGTGGGGTCAAGAGCCGGAGTTTCATGCCTGGCCTGATCAACCAACGTACCGCGTGTACGGGTTGGCTAATCTCATCGACAACGCCGAAACACTTCTTAAACCCAAGATGCATGTGCGTGTTAATCTAGACATTGAGATCAGCTACGAAGAAGCCAACTTCATCAAAGAAACATTTATCAAGACTCACAAACTCCGTGAAATGTCCTTGATTCCAAACAAGGCTGCGGGCGTTGATGAAGATATGGCACCAGGAGATGTTAAGTTTGAGTCAGTGGATCAAATTGTTGTGGACCAACTTACCAACATCGAGTCTGAGTTCTACGACAACAAATTGTTACTAAAAATATACAGAGACCTATGATTATTTCTCTTGACTCAATTTCGAAAAATTTTAGATTATTCAATGATCAAGACAAAATTTGGCATGATCGATCTTTGCTGACTGAATTTGTTGATCATTGGAAAATAGTATTTGTTGAAAAAAATAAATTAAAGGCTGGAAATCACATTGGGCTAGGATTCCCACTGACTGACATATACTATTTTAGTGCATTGATAGCTGCTGCTGAATTAGGATTGAAACTAGTGGTGTTAGACATTTCAAACCAGTCTATTATACCGTCAGATAATAAATTACAATCAGATAGTTTTTTTCCATTGGATTTATTTTTGTCTGGCAAAATGTTACAACTCGAAAAACACAACTATTACAGTGCTCATAGTCGACAGACTGAATATTGGCATATTTGGGACAGCTATCAAACCAACAGCAGCGGGTGGTGGAACAATCCTACCAGATCTACCATCAGTCCAGACTTAGATTTGCTACTATGCACCAGTTCTGGCACAACTGACAAACCAAAAAAAGTCAATCATACACATAGATTTTTATTCAATGTAAGTCAACGAAACAATAACTTATTTAAATTCAACGGTAATGTTTTGCATATTAGAAATTTGCATCATGGCAGCAGTTTAGTTACGTATTTTATACCAGCATTGATGTCAGACACTTGTCAAGGACATTTTGTTTTTAATCTAGAATCTGACAAATATATGGAAAGTTTGGTCAGGTACTGTGTTGATCATGATATCAATCATGTACAGTTTCCCTACGTGCATATGGCTGAAAACTTTTTGAAACAGGCTGTTTCTCAAAATTACAAATTCAACAACTTAACAATCTACATTCTTTCCTACATCAATCCTGACTGGCAGTCATTGATCAATCAATGTGGCACAATAAAAATTGTAAGTGTTTTTGGTTGCAATGAAACCAGCGGACCATTGTTTACCAATGTGATGCATACTGGTCAGACTAATTTTGATCATAAAACATTTGAATTAGCTGATAATTTTTATAGTTTTGACTTTAACGATCAAAATCAGTTGTTGGTCAATCTTAACGATTACGGAACGTCTATTGTGATGCAAGATACTTTTCAGAGGCACGGTAACAGCTTTACACATCTTGGCAGGAACGACCTTGTAAGAATAAACGATGTTAAGGTTGATCTTTTTTGGTTACTTGAGTTAGCAAAAAGTCAAGACATACATGCACAAATTGTAGTAGACAGAGATAGAGAAAAGCTGTATCTAGCAGTTTGGGATCAGTCTGATTTAGATCACACTGTGAGACATTTGAATTTGATAATTTGCAACAAGTACAGTAGTCAGGTTTGCATTGACTCAGCCAAACATTTAGTGTTTGAAGAGTGTTTGTCAGGAATCAAGTTGGATCACGAAGTTGTTAGAAACATTTTTCGAACAGACATATGAGCAAACATCAACATTTACACGACAGCAACGAGACCTATAGATCACATTTTATCTGGGCAGTGTCAGCAGGATTCCAATTGATCTGGGCAGGTTTTATCAGTTTGGCTCATGCCGTTTATCCTGGATGGTTTGCTTTTGGTGCAGCAAAAATAGTCATTGACTTGTATTACAAAAGACTGCATAATCATACAAACAAAAACTATCAAGACTATATCCGACAAGTCAAGGATCAAAATCACCAATGATACGATTTAAAAATTTAACTGTTAAAAACTTTATGAGTGTGGGTGCGGCCACACAAGGTATCGACTTTGATCGTCAAGACTTGACCTTGGTGCTGGGCGAGAACTTGGATCTGGGCGGTGACGGATCTCGCAACGGCACCGGCAAGACCACAATCATCAATGCCCTAAGTTATGCCATGTATGGGCAAGCATTGAGCAACATTCGCAAGGACAACTTGGTAAACAAAACCAATGCCAAGGGCATGATAGTCAGTCTTGACTTTGATGTCAATGGTAAAACTTACAAGATTGAACGTGGACGCAAACCCAATGTGTTGCGTTTCTATGTGGACAGCGAACAACTCACTGCCACAGATGATGCACAAGGCGACAGCAGAGAAACACAGGATGCTATTGAGCGTGTGTTTGGCATGAGTCACGACATGTTCAAGCACATCTTGGCCCTGAACACCTACACAGAACCATTCCTGAGCCTGAAAGCCAACGAACAACGCACCATTATCGAGCAGTTGTTGGGTATCACTGTGTTGAGTGAACGTGCGGATCGTATCAAAGAACTCAACAAAGTGACCAAAGATTCGATCACAGCCGAAGAGTTTAGAGTACGTGCTGTGCAAGAAGCCAACAAGCGCATTGAAGAACAAATAGAAAGCCTGCGCCGACGACAAGTACTGTGGCAAAAGAAATACAACAGTGATCTAGCATATCTTGTGGGTCAATATGATGACTTGGCTCGAGTCAACATCGAAGCAGAGTTGTTGGCACACAAAGATCTTGCACTATGGACTGAGCGCAAGAAACAAGCAGATGCACATGGTCGATTGCTGGCATACCAAACTGCCTGGCAACAAACACAAGCCAAGGAAATCACTGCCTTGCAAGCCAGTTATAACCAACTCAGTCATATTGACATTGGGGCAGAACTGCAAGCACACCAAGATCTAGCCACGTACAATCAAAAGTCCAAAGATATTGCCGAACTTGAACGACTCATTGCTCGTTGTGTGGCCGACGAGAACAAAGAACAAAAGACAGTTGAAAAACTAAAAGCAGAGATTTCTGAACTGGAAGCACACAAGTGTTATGCCTGCGGTCAAGAGTTTCACGACGGTGCTCACGAAACTGTGCTGGAGGCCAAGCGTAAACTGCTACAAGAATCTGCATTGCAGTACTTGGCCACCAACGGCCAGGGGATGGAAAATACTGATGCACTGAAAGCATTAGGCGAATTGGGCATCAGGCCAACAACACACTACAAAACCGAAGCTGAGGCCATTCGTCACAGCAGTGAGCTAGAAAACATCCTGCAAAAGATCACAGACAAGGCAGCAGAAACTGATCCTTACGCTGAACAACTGGTAGGTTATGTGGCTGTGGAATTGGGCTTACAGCCTGCTACCCACTATGACACAGAAGCACAGGCCGTCAAACACTCTGCGCAAGTCAACAACTTGCTACAACAGATCACCAGCAAGCATGCCGAAACTGATCCCTACAGCGAACAGATTGAAGACATGCAACAACAGGCCCTGCAGACAGTAGACTACAACCGGATCAACGAGCTGACCAGGATACAAGACCATCAAGAGTTTTTGCTCAAACTGCTGACCAGCAAGGATAGTTTTGTTCGCAAGAAAATCATTGATCAAAACTTGAGCTACCTGAACACACGACTCACACACTACTTGGATCGTATTGGATTGCCACACACAGTGAAGTTCCAAAACGATTTGAGTGTTAGTATTGAAGAGTTGGGTCGTGAATTGGACTTTGACAACTTGAGTCGTGGTGAACGCAACAGATTGATCTTGAGCATGAGTTGGGCATTCCGAGACGTATGGGAAAGTTTGTATCATCCTATCAACATCTTGTTCATTGACGAGATGATTGATTCAGGCCTGGACACACAGGGTGTGGAGAATGCACTGGCACTGCTAAAGAAGATGACTCGTGAACGCAACAAGTCAATCTGGTTGGTGAGTCATAGAGATGAACTGGCTGGACGTGTGGAGAACATTCTGCGTGTGGTCAAAGAAAATGGGTTCACCAGTTACAACACAGACATTGATCTAACATAAAATTTTATACAACACCACACAGGCATAACTATAGCACGAAAGGCAAATTCCCCCAAACTCACATGACATGGCGATATCAAGACACCCCAGTTGAGACCTTACCCGAAGAATGTGTGGGATTTGTTTATCTAATTACAAATAATCTTTCTGGACGCAAGTACATAGGCAAAAAACTAGCAAAATTTTCAAAAACTACACAAAAGACAGTAACACAAAAGAACGGCATCAAAAAGCGGAAGAAGATACGCACAAAGATCGATTCAGATTGGCGTGAGTACTATGGGTCAAGCCCAGAATTGACCGCAGACGTAATCACACTAGGCACCGAAAACTTCTCCAGAGAAATACTTTACTATTGCAAAAGCAAGTCTGAATGTTCATACATTGAGGCACGAGAACAGTTTGCAAGGCAAGTGTTGGAATCAACAGATTATTACAACGGCCATATACAAGTACGTGTGCATGGCTCACACATCATAAACAAAATTTAATCACGACTCTGTGTTGGGTGCTATGGCCCAACCCCATTGAAGAACGGTGCAATACCCGGTCTGGACTTGGGTGTCAAAGGCAACTGTTAACTTAAGGCAGCAAATGGTTGGGGCAATGAGAAAAAGCAACCCCTGCTTATAGGACTTGGATTTATTGTCGGGTCACTAGGGTTCCGTTGATATGTGAAGCTTGAGTAGGGGGTACCGGTCAACCGCCTCCGTGTTGGAAACAACAATCTCATTACAATAGATGACTGCGGTCACTCAGATGATGCAGACAATTCACCGTGCATACGGTGAATTATGACCACAGTATCTAGATGATACTTAGAAGACAAACAGTTGATGAACGAAGTGAAATCAACAGATCTCGTTAGAGATCTTTAATCGTCTAGGTTGGTATCTGGCCAATCCCTAAACAATGCATGTTGTATATTTCCTGACACAAACTGATTGAAGCTTTTGTGCTTGACTTCTAGATTGCCTTTGAGTGGGGCAACACGTCGGAACGCCAAGTCCATTTGACCCATGTCACGGAATTCCATGAGTATCATCCATTCTGGCATGTCTGCAATGCTACGGAATCCCATTTTGCATCTTGTGATTCTGTAGGTTTCCATTTTGCCTTCTTCAATCAAATGATCAAAGAAACTTTTCATTCCATTCACCCATTCTAGGTCTGAAATGTCGCCTTCTTTGTCTGCCCAAATTGTGTATAAATCCATGATTACTCCAATAAATAGTATTTACAATGTATTTTGATTCAAGTTTAGAAAACAATGAGTGGAAACAATTTGATTCCACCTGGCCCATGACCTGGATTGTATATCCGGGCGGTTGTGGCGGTGATTATCTTGGCGCACTTCTGCGCATGCACTACGAACGTTCAGGATTGAAATTTCTAGGACTTGACTCGAGTGGCATGGCTGTGATACGCACCCTGGATCAAAAAATCATCAACACCACCTACATACAGCGTCCAAAGTTTGAACTAGACGCAGATTTTTACAACCAAGTAAACTTGTTTATGTCATACGATCGGTGCAACAGCTATCAAAATCTTTTGTTTACCAATCATGCCTATCAGGATCGACAGATAGAATACCTGACTACAAATTGTCCAGCTGCAACAGTCATACGTTTGATGCCAGCCAATAGTTATGAATTTTCTGTGGCTGAATGGCTCACTGTCTACAAAAATCATGGCACAGTGGGCACAGTGGGTCCACAGAGATACAAAATTCAAAAATCCAAATTTTTCCATGATCGAGTGATTGATGTGGAATTTGGAGAATTGATGAATCCTGATCGATTTGCTGCGGCCTACAGTCGCATGCGACAGCTGATGAATCTACCTTGTGAGCTGATCAGTTGGCAGGCCTGGCAGTGGTGGATTGATCAACAACATCCTGACATACGACCTCATCTGATCAGTATGGGCAACGGTACTGCACCACAAGAGTGTTAGTCCAGCGGCCCTAGTATTTCAAAGCCATCTATTTGAGATTTGTATGAGTGCGCTTGTTCAAGATACAGGTATCGGAATCCCCGTGCCTTGTACATGGCACACTCTGTTTTCATTGTTTCTATACCCAGTCTCAGTTGTGGCTTGTGATAGGTCCAGGCAAATTGATCGCATAAAGCATGATGTTGATCGTAGCGTCGAATCAGACTGAATGCCACTAGTTTGTTTTCATCGTAGTAGCCTAATACATCGGTCATGGGGTCAGTATAACGACTGTCAAATATGGGCATGACACTTGCAAATTTTTTGTAAACGCAGTAAGATCGATAGATCTCATTCAGTGCAGCAATATCTGGAGTGGTCAATACCTCACAGTCCACAGTGACACTGTAGTTGGTCTGGCTCAAGTCAATTCTGGCAAATTGATATCCACTCATCTTGGATCTGTCCTGTGCTCAAATAGTCCAGTCAAGTACTCATCAGGCCAGGCATGATAAAATCCTTTGGCACCCATTTGTCGGGCAGCCGTGTTTAGTTTTGAAAGACTTTGTACCAGCACCAGAGCATACTGGCCTTGATTCATGATCACACCGTTGACATCTTCCACTGAGTCTGGATGGTCTTCCAGGGCCAGTATGTCCTGATGCAACAAAAATTCTCGATTGGCATCTTGTATGGCTGTGTGAAAACGCTGGTACGGCCATTCCGCAGGATCATAAGCGTATATCACAACTTCGTGAGTGCCCATGCCCCAGCGTGATCTATTTCTCAAATCCAAGTAAGGATCTGTACCAATCAACACCTGCACTGTGCGATTCAGTCTGGCCTGACGTGCAAACGGACAAGGCGGCCAGCCACCCAGGCCAGGATGTGGAACTTCCACAAAGTTCTCGCTCCATTTCAGTATGTCATCAGTTACAGTGTGTCGGTCCATCAGAAGAAAGGTAATCCAGATTTTTTGGTTGTTTCAAGGTTTTCTTTGACCAGTTCGTTTATCATTGTGCGCTCACTGTGACTGAGTTGCAGAGCCTGCTCGTAACTCAATCCACCACGCATGTACCAACTTTGTTTCATGGCCTCCTGACGGATCATGTTGGCTTCTTTTTCCATTTGATCCACCATGCTGTTTATTTCTTCAATTGTAGAATTCAGGAGGCGGGTGCGAAAAAACTTGTCATGTCCAGGGTCAATGGCTGTTGATATTCATGCTCACAACTGTTGCATTTCACAGTCAATGGTGCCAGTTCTGTGCCAATTTTTAGCTCTATGATATGATCTCTTATGATAGAAAACAACCTACGATCACAGTTGATCAAAAATTCAGCAATGTGATCTGTGTCTGTGACCATGCCATTGGGTGTGCGTATGGCTGCAATGCTGTGTTTGATCACATCCACGGTGATTTCGGTAATGGTTTTCATGACCTTGGTCAACTGCTGGGTTTTTTCCTGATCGGGCATGTCTGAATTGGGCAACATCTGCAGGATTCGCTGCTCTTCAAACTGACGATTGTTGGTCTCACTCTGTTGACGATAAGACATGGGTTGGAACATGATTTCCAGATCACCATGATCTACTGCTTTGTTGTAGTCAGGCGAGCGTTGTCGATCCAGCACACTGCGCAGATCCAGGCCGTAATCGGTTGGTTCCCCGCAACCGGTGCATGAAGTGGAGATTTCCATTTCGTGGCCAAAGCTGGCAATGCGTATGGCCACCAAGATGGCATTGAGATCCACAGCAGGCACACACCAGGCATCGCGTATGGCTGGTATACAACTTTGGATCACATTCACAGTGGCCTGACCATTGAACAAGGCATCAGGTGTGCGATAGGTTATTTCGTCAATGGCAGTCATGGGGTACACTGGAATTTCTCGATTTTCTGGCATGACCAGGCTGTTGCTGGGCCAAAAATCTCCATTGCTGGGCAGTCGCAAATAGATGGCAGGTTGTCTAAAGAATTGTTTCAGCGGGTTGTTAGAAATGTTCATAATCTACCTATAAATATAAAACTACTTATGGGCTAAAAATATGGCAGATCAAAATCAACTATCACCAGAATTGCTGCAACAGATCAATTTTGAAATGGAACGCTACGGTCAACTGACCAGTTCCACAGCAGATGCCTTGCGAGACGCAGAGGTTGGAGTCAAAGGATTCAGTAACGCTGTGAGAGCAGCACCCAAGGCTCTAGGTGACGCAGCCAGCCAAATGGCATCAGCTACGTACAAAGGCGCAAAAGGCGCCACTGCTTACAATAGTGCCGTGGACGGCATGGCCAGCGCAGCTGATTCAGCAGCCACAGTGTTGCAGGCCATGATTCCGGGTGGTCCGGTAGTAAAAGCGTTTATTGGCGCTTTGGCCTTTGCGACCAAGTTCTTTATCAAATCCACAGCAGAAGCACAAAAACTGCTGGCCGTGCAAGGCGATGCCTTGTTCAACACCTATCAGAAGATGTCAGCAGCCGGCGCTGTGGCAGCCGGCGGCACAACAGAAATGGGCCAGTCTCTGTACAAAATGGGCTTGAGTTTTGAAGAAGCTGATCAAATGATACAGCAGTTTTCAGAAAACTCTGAGGATCTGGCCTTGTTTGGGGGATCAGTTTACAAAGGTGCACAGGCCATGCAAAACGTGGTGGATGCGGCCAAACCATTTCGTGTGCAATTGGAGTCACTGGGTCTGAACCAGGAAGCACAGAACGAAGCTGTCATGGGCTATATCAAGGTGCAGACACGACTGGGCAATGGTGGCAAACTGCAGGCACAGGGCTATGAAGCCACCGCAGCAGCAGCCGCCAAGTACATTGCTGAACAAGATGCCTTGACCAAGGTCACTGGAATCTCACGAAAAGCACAAGAAAAGGCCCTGGACGAGGCCATGCGCAATGCCAGGTTTGCTGCCACAGTGGACATGATGCGAGCCAACAATCAAGGCCAAGCAGCTGATCAATTGACATTTGTGATGCAGGCTGCTGGCAAACTGGGCCCACAGTTTCAAAAGGGCATGACTGACTTGGTCAACGGCATACCTGACAGTGACGAAGCAGCAGCAGTGTTGCGCAGTAGTGGTGGCGACGCTTTGAAATTGATCAGTATGATCACATCAAATCAAATACAAGATCAAAAGCAGTTGGAACAGGCCTTTAGCGGCATGGTAGATACCACTGCTGAGACTACCAAAGGCCTACAATCATTGTATGCCTTTGCTGGTGACAGCAAGAGTTTTGTGGTATACAACGAGGTCAGACGAGCCTTCGAATTAGCCGGTGACGGCGGTGCTAAGTTGGCCAAGATCTTTGAGGAAGCCAGAGAACAAACTGCACTACAACTGGCCGGCGAGGACGAACGCACACGCACACAGGCCGACACTGCGGTCAAACAACGCCAGGCCATGCTGGACACACAACGAACAGCAGACTTGGCCATTGACCTTTCGGTAAAAGCCGTCAACAGCATGGCCACAGCAGCAGCGGCAGCAGCTGATGCCTTGTACAAATTGGCCGCGGGCGCACAACCAAACGAAAAACAACAAAAACTAGCAGCCGACGAAACAGCAGCCAAAAAAGAAGTTGATCGTGCTGAAGCAGAACGTGCTGCCTCAGCAGCGGCCGTTAAACAAGCTGAAGCAGCAGTGGAGGCCGAACGCACAGCACAGAGGCAAGCTGACAAGGCCAAGAATCAGTTGCAAGGTGCTGGCGGGTCAGCTGGTATCAATCGTGAAGTAGAACTCTTGCAAAAAAAGGAGCGCGAGGCCACATCCAAGGTTGCCGCAGCTGGCACCGAACAAGAGCGTAAAAAAGCCCAAGAAGACGCTGACAAATTGCGCCTGCGTCTGTCAGAGACAATGGCAGAACAACGTAGACTTCAGGTCATTGTGGCAGAACAAGGTCGAACAGCCGAGGCTGCTAAGTTGGCGTTAGCACAACGAGAAGCTGTGCTGGCAGAAGCTAGAAAAAAAGATGCTGATGCAAAAAAGGCCGAAGACACAGCAGTTCGAAACAGTTTGCGAGCACAGTATCGGTCAGGCATGGGCGGAGAACGTCCAGACTCTCAAGCAGTATTACAGCGTCAGGCACGAGGGAGGGATACGACTGCGCTAGGCAATGTCAATCAGCAGCTGACCAGTCAGCAAGAAATGCTCAAAGCCAACACTGATCAAATGTCTAAACTTGACAAAACTAGAGACAAGGCCACCATTGAGTCTCTAGAAAGAGTCAACGAAACAATAATCAAACGCACTAAAGAACTTGAAAAAGAAGCTGAAGTACTCAAAAAACGCATAGAATCTAATAGACCAGGCGGAGCAGCACCAGCGGCACCTGCGGCAAAGCCAACTGGAGGCGGAGCAGCACCTGCGGTAGCACCAGCATCTGTAGGCGGAGCAACGACTCCAGCACCTTCTGCAGCACCAGCATCTGTAGGCGGAGCAGCACCAGCGGCACCTGCAGCAGCACCAGCGGCACCTGCAGCAGCACCAGTGAATATACCATACACCAGTGGCACACCGGCTCCAGCACAATCAGCACAGCCAACACAGCCAACATCGGCACAACCGGTTACTACTTACAGTGATCGTTTGCTGAAATATATCAAAAGCACTGAGCGCTTTACACCAACTGCATTTTGGGACAGCCGACAATGGACCAATGGGTATGGCACCAAAGCTCTGTCTCCCACCGGAGATAGAAATGATCCTGGACCAAGAGAAACCGTCGATGAATCCACAGCCATGTCACGTATGACTGCTTTTTTACAAAATGCAGTGTCTACTGTAATTACATTTGGAAAAAAGAACGGTTACAACTGGAATCAAGGACAAGTTGATGCGCTGACTTCTTTCAGCTATAATGCTGGCGTCGGCGCAATAAACAGACTCACCGACAAGGGTACCCGAAGCAACGAAGAAATTGCAGCAAAGATACTAGAATACAACAAAGCAGCAAATAACAAGACTGGCGAACTGGAAGTATCCAAAGGACTAATCAACCGACGCCAAGAAGAATTGGCCATGTTCCAACAAGCCCGGGATGGAGGCATATTTGACGGGCCTAAGTCTGGGTACCCCATGACCCTGCATGGCACTGAAGCAGTGATACCACTAAAAAATGGTTCAGTACCAGTGGCCATGAGTATGGAAGGTTTTGTAGAAGGTCTGGCAAGTTTATTGCCCAATGTTCCAGTCAAGAATGGTTCAGTGCCAGTAAACATGAATGCAGAAAGTTTGTCAAAATTAATGCCTGCAATGCCGGTCAAGGATGGTGCTGTACCGGTGACTATAAAATCAGATACTTTGGCCAACCTCATGCCAATACCGGACATGGACAAAGAAAACACAGCCGAACTGGCACAAGACTTCAAAGAAAACATTGGCGGTCAACTGAAACAATTGGTATCTGAAATTACCACACAGTTGCAGGGACGAACTCCCGAAAACAACAATCAAGAACTGGTGCAGTTGATGCAGGATTTTGTGCGAGGACAACGACAAATGATTTCCACCAGTGACAGGTTGTTGCAGGCAGCACAAAACTAACGGTAAATAATACACCATGGCAGATAACAAACAACCCGGTTGGCGCAAATATTTCAAGATAGCAGACACCTCAGGTGTGATGAGTCCCATATCAGGTCGGAATCAATATGGCTTGCCTGGCTATACCAAAAATGACGGCTCAGACACCGGCATGCCAGCTGACTTTGTGTTTCGCAACTATGCATCAAGACTGCCCGAAGTTTACTCAGGTCATCCCAACCGAGTTGAACGCTACAATCAGTACGAAAACATGGACATGGATAGTGAAATTAATGCCTGTCTTGACATCATAGCTGAGTTCTCCACACAGATGAACGAGCAAAACGGCACGCCGTTTGTGGTTGATTATGTAGACAAGCCCACTGACAACGAAGTGTCAATCATCAAGAAACAACTGCAACAATGGATCAAACTGAACAAACTGGATCAAAGAATTTTCAAACTGTTCCGCAACACCATCAAGTACGGCGATCAGGTGTTTGTGCGTGATCCAGAAACATTTGAAATGTACTGGGTGGACATGAGTAAGGTAGGTCGGGTGATTGTGAATGAATCAGAAGGCAAACGTCCTGAGCAGTATGTGATTCGTGACATCAACCCCAATTTTCAAAACATGACTGTGGCAGCCAAGACCACCACAGACTACATGACCAATCCCGTGACCGGTACCATATCGGGCAACGCCAACTACACCATGCCCAATGGCGGCACCGGGGGCGGTGTGGGCAATTCAAGATTCATGACTGCCATGAACGAAGTGTGCCTGGATGCCAAGCACGTGGTACACATCAGCCTGAACGAAGGACTGGATGTGTTCTGGCCATTTGGACGCAGCATCTTAGAACAGATCTACAAGGTGTTCAAGCAAAAAGAATTGCTGGAAGATGCCATCTTGATCTATCGGGTGAGTCGTGCTCCTGAGCGCAGAATTTTCAAGATTGACGTGGGCAACATGCCATCACACCTGGCCATGGCCTTTGTGGAGCGTGTGAAAAACGAAATGTACCAGCGCAGAATTCCTACCATGACCGGTGGTGGTCAGAACATGATGGATGCGTCATACAACCCACTCAGCACCAACGAAGACTACTTCTTTCCCCAGGGTCAGGACGGGCGCGGCAGCTCAGTAGAAACACTGCCAGGCGGGCAGAATCTAGGCGAAATTGATGACTTGAAATACTTCAACAACAAGATGGCTCGTGGTCTGCGTGTGCCATCCAGTTACTTGCCCACAGGCCCAGACGACTCAGATCGTGCCATGAGTGACGGCAAAGTGGGCACAGCACTGATTCAAGAGTACCGATTCAACCAGTACTGTGAGCGACTGCAAGCACTGATTGTGCAAAAATTAGACGATGAATTCAAGATGTTTATGAAATGGCGCGGGTTCAACATAGACTCCAGCCTGTTTAATTTGAAGTTTAATGCACCTCAAAACTTTGCCAGCTACCGTCAAAGTGAACTGGATACCACACGTATCACTGCATTCACACAGCTGGAACCCTTGCCCTACATGAGCAAGCGTTTCTTGTTGCAGCGTTATCTGGGCCTGACAGAAGAAGAAATTTCTGAAAACGAAGAAATGTGGCGTGAAGAACGCGACGAACCTGAACTGGCCACCAATGCAGGACAAGACCTGCGTAGCATTGGTATCACACCAGGCGGTCTGGAAGCAGACGTGCAAACAGGCGAAGAAGTTGCTGGCATGCAACCTGCTGGCGCTGGCATACCTCCTGTGAGCCCAGGCACTGCTCCTGCTGCTCCTCCGGGCGGTGCTGCCCCTGCACCTGGTGCAGTATAAATACACTCATGCTGTTAAACGAATTTTTTCATAAAAGTCCTGATGCCTATCAGGATGTTGCTCAAGACAATAGTCAGTTGCAACTCAGCGACTTGCGTAAGACTCGTCTCACACTGCGTCAGTTAAACAAACTGCGCAAAATGAACGATGTGAGAACTTACGAGTTTAAGGAAAAACTCAAACTGGTTCGTAAACAATACGCACCACCTGCTGCTCCACCAGTTTAACAGTATTGTAACAAAACTAGGCATTTATACCTAGTATTTAGTGCATAAACCTGGTGTTTTTCTCCTAGTGTGTAAATAACAATACACTTTACCTATAGGAGTTTCCCATATGAACCGTTTTGAACAATTGATTGAATATGTAATCAATGACGAAGAGGCGAAAGCCCGTGAACTTTTCCACGACATTGTGGTGGAAAAAAGTCGTCAAATCTATGAAAATATCATGGCCGAAGAAGCCCAAGAAGATCTCGACGAAGCTGACGACATGGAAGAATCAGCCGACGACGACCTTGATGAGGGCATGATGGGCGGCGACAAAGCTGACTCCCTAATCGACGACGTGGAAATGGAAGAGGAATCTGACATGAACATGGAAGCCGAAGGCGACGAAGACAATAACATGGAAAGCATGCACGGATATATGGAAGATGACATGGACATGAAAGACATGGACATGGACTCAAAAGACATGGGCATGGACAGTGAACCAGCTACCAAAGACGACATTATGAATTTGGAAGACAAACTGGACCAGTTGATGGCCGAGTTTGAAGACCTCATGGGCAGTGACGACATGGGCGACGGTGACGGATTTGGTCCTGGCGAAGGCGGCGATGCCATTGACATGGACGACACCGACGAAATGGAACCAGGCATGATGGAAGCTGTGAGTTTAAAAGCAGCCCCAAAGCCAGTGACCAGTGAAGAAGGCGGCGTAAACAAGAAGTCTACCTATGCAGCCAACAGCGGACAAGCAGGCATGGCCAGCCGTCCAGTACACACTGGTGCAGGCGAAGGTGGACACCATGACACATCTGCCTACAGCAACAACACCAAAGACTTGATTGGCAAAGTTGGCAACACACCTGCACAAGGCACACAAAAGCCTTCAGCAGCACCAAAGCCTAAAATGGGCGCCGGCAGTGAAGGTCAAAACAACACCAGCCCACTACCACGCGGTAAAAAGGGTTAATTAGATGCGATCTACGTACCTAAGAGAAGATTTAACTTTTAGCCAGGCCAACATCCAAGTCTTGGAAGAGGCTGATATGTCTGGTAAGAAGCATCTCTACCTCAAAGGCATTTGCATTGAAGGCGACAAGCGCAATGCAAATGAACGTATCTATCCCCGACACGAAATTATCAAGGCAGTAGAAACCATCAACGAACAGATCCACAGCGGTAATTCCGTGTTAGGTGAAGTGGACCATCCAGATGATCTAAAAATCAACTTAGATCGTGTGTGTCACACAGTTGAAGGCATGTGGATGGACGGACATGCTGGTTGTGGAAAGTTGAAGATCCTGCCAACTCCCATGGGAGAATTGATTAAAACGCTGATCACGTCAGGTGTAAAACTTGGCGTCAGCAGTCGTGGCAGCGGCAACGTAGACGACAGAA